ATCCAGAGCCATTAAATAAAGTAATATGGAAAGTATATTATGAAAAGCCATATACAGATTTAATTGGACGTGTTGTAGGGTCTGGCGCGCACACAGGCATTTATAAAATTACAAATGTTTAGAATAATATGTGTTATGTCGGTCAAGCCGTAAATATTGCTGACAGATGGAAAACGCATATTAAAAGAGGTATTGGCGCAGAGCCTTTAGTAAATAACAAATTATATCCTGCTATGTTGTCTTTTGGAGTAGAAAATTTTACATTTGAAATAATAGAAGAATGTGAAAGATCTCAATTAAATACAAAAGAAGATTATTGGCAAGATTTTTTTAAAGCTAAAGAATATGGGTATAGTATAAAATGATTAAAATAAAAGAAAATGAGCTTTATCAAGAACTTGAATTATTTTTTGGAGATATAAAAATTGGTGAAGCAGAAGTTGATATTAAAGGGAAAATGTTATCTCGTTTAAATATCTATGAACCTTATCAAAATCAAGGATTTGGACAAAAAGTTGTTCAAGAATTAATTGATAAATATGGATGTAATTGTCTGTGGGTAAATGCAGATAATGAACAAGCAATACATGTATATGAAAAAAATGGTTTCACAAAAATTGAACCTACTATGTATCTAATGGAGATTAAAAAATGAAATTTGATAATTGCAAAGTATTTAATATAGAAGGCGCATTACGTGGGATGAGAAATCCTAAAAATAGTTGGATGACAAGTGATAGTTGTTTTGGATTTAGGAATCTTAATATTGATGGTTCTGAGCTTAGAATGATTGCCGAAGATTGGGCAAATGATGATGGATATGAATTAGAGGATGATAATTTTGAAAAGCATGTCATTGAACGTGAAAATTGGTTAACTGAGAATGGATATTTATATTTAAATCCTATTCAAGGATTAGCTGAAATCGCTTATATTGGTCCAAGAGATATGAGATTAGCAACTCAACTAATTAAAGCGGGTCCAGAACATCGTAAATTTTTACGTCAAATATTTGTAACTATTGATATTACTGCACCTCTTTATTGGTGGAAAGAGTTTGATACTTATAAAGTGGCCACTGTAGCTAATAGTACAAGCACAATGCACAAGTTAGCATCTAAACCAATCACTTTAGATTGCTTTGAAATAGATGACTATGAATTTAATTTAATTTATCATACTGATGACAGCGGAGATAGTAATCCAGTAGACTGGTCAGTTAAAGATTATATTGAAGACCATATATATTTTTTAGAAAAATTACGTCAAAAATATCTTGAAACAAATGATAAACGATATTGGAAGGAACTTGTGCGCTGGTTGCCTGAGGGATGGTTACAAACAAGAACTTGGACAGGAAATTATGAAACTTTGCGTAGTATGTATCATCAACGTAAAAATCATAAATTAACAGAATGGCATCAATTTTGCGATTTTATTGAAACACTCCCATACGCAAAAGAATTTATTGTGAATTAAAAAATCCTTACTTGCATTTTTTATAAAAATTTGATATAATATATATAGAAAATGAAATGAGAAAGGGTTTCGTAAATGAAAAAAGAATTTTTGAATTTTTTAAATAATTTAATGAAAGCGGCCCCAGAAGTAGTAGAAAATGAAATGACAGATACAATTAAAGCCTATATCGAAACTCTATCTGGGACATCAAAAGAAGATAAGCCACTTGTTACAGATAATGGCAAGATGATCCTTGATTATATGCAAAAAACCAAGATTCCAATGATGAAAGCAAAAGATATTGGTGACGGTCTTATGATTTCAGGAAGAACGGCTTCCGGTTCTTTGAGAAAACTTGTTACTGATGGATTTGTAGAAAAAGTTGGTAAAGATCCTGTAATATATGCATTAACTGAAAAAGGAAAAAATTTTATTATTGATTAAAGGAGAAAAATATTATGAAAAAGAAAATGATTAATACTGTTCATATTGAAGGAATTCTTTATTCTCATACTCTTGAAGATAAGGTAACTGGAGAAAACTCAAAAAATCCTGGAACTTCATATATCGCCGGAACGATTGATATTGCTACAGATGACGCTTGTACAAATGTAGTTTCTATTCATTATACTTATGTAGCACCAACTTATAGTTCTGGAAAAACTAATAGTAATTATCCGATTTTGAAGGATATTATTGAAGGAAAGATTAAAAATATTACAGACCATGGTAAGGAAAATGCAACAAAGATTCGCGTTGATTCTGCTATTGCTTTGAGTGAATTTTATTCTGATAGAAATGGTGAAGAAGAACTTGTTTCTATTAAGAGAAATGAAGGAGGATTTATTCATAAAATCACCGAATTGGATAAGGATGAAAATCGTAGAAATGTATTTACTACAGATATGGTAATTACTGGAGTAACTCATATTGACGAAGATGAAGAAAGAAATCTTCCTGAGAAGGTTTTAGTTAGAGGATGTATTTTTAATTATCAGAACGCTCTTCTTCCAGTTGAATTTAGTGCGACAAGTCAAGGTGCTATGAATTATTTTGAAGGTCTTGGTGCATCAAATAAAGAACCTGTATTTACAAAAGTTTGGGGATGTGAAATCGCTACAACTATTATTCGTAAAATTACAGAGGAGTCTGCTTTTGGTGAGGCTATGGTTCGTGAAGTGCCTTCAACTCGTAGAGATTTTATTATCACAGGTGCGGCTCCTGAGCCTTATGAGTGGGATGATGAGTCTACTTTGACTGCGGCAGAGCTTACCAAGGCAATGTCTGATCGTCAGACTTATCTTGCGGCAATGAAGCAGAGACAGGATGAATATAAAAATAGTCAGAATGAAGCTCCTAAGGCTGGCGGATTTAATTTTTAATCCGCTTGCCAAATGAAGTAATAGAAAAAAAGGAGGAGTAACATTATGGCAAATTCATTACTATAGATTCAACCGCACAAAGTTAGTAGAGATTTAAAAGGTTATACAGTATTTTTCTATGGAGATCCAAAGGCTGGCAAAACAACTATTGCTTCTAAGTTTCCTGGAGCTTTACTTTTAGCTTTTGAAAAAGGATATAACACAATTCCAGGTATTATGGCCAAGCCATTAAATACTTGGTCTGAATTTAAGAAAACATTAAGAGAATTAAAAGACCCAGAAGTACAGAAAATCTTCCAAACTGTTGTAATTGATACTGCCGATATTGCATATGCTCTTTGTGAAAAATGGGTATGTCAGCAAGAAAGTAATGATAAAGTAGATTATACAACTATTGGTGATATTCCATATGGCAGAGGATATAAATTAGTTGAAAAAGAATTTGATGAAAGCCTTCGAGCAATTATTCAAATGAACTATGGTCTTGTAATTATTTCTCATGCTATTGACAAAACCTTTACTGATGAAAATGGTAAAGATTTTAATCAAATTGTTCCTACTCTTGATAATAGAGGAAGAAAAATTTGTGAAAGAGCTTGCGATATTATTGGATATGCAAGAAGTATTGAAACAGAAGAAGGAAAACGTAGTACATTATATTTGCGGCAAACCTCAAGATTTGTTGCAGGCTCTCGTTTTAAATATATGCCTAATGCGATTGAATTTACATATGAAAATCTTGTAAACGCAATTCAAGATGCTATTGATAAAGAGGCTAAAGAAAATAATGGCCAATTTATTACAGATGAATCAATTAATAAAGAAATGGCTCAAACAGAATATGATTTTGATAGTTTGATGAATCAATTCCAAGATTTAGTAAGTAGATTAATGGAGGGTCAAAGTCCAACAATAGCTGCAAAAATTACAAAAATTGTAGAAACTCATTTAGGGAAGGGTAAAAAGGTTGGAGAATGTACTCCTGATCAAGCCGCAGAATTAGATTTGATTGTTTATGATTTAACTCAGTTAGCAGGTTAATTTTAGTCAACCCGAGATACAAAGAATCTCGGGTTGATTTTTATTTAAAATTATGATATAATATTTATAAAGGAGGATAATTAATGCCTCATTACGTTAAATGTTATTATTGTGGTAAAACTTTTGATAGAGATAAAGAAGAATATGTTCAAATTCCTAATTTAAGAAGATATGCTCATATTGGATGTAAAAATGGAGAAACTGCAAATCCAGAAAGGAAAGACTAGATTCAACTTGAAGAATACTTAAAAAAACTTTTTAAAATGGATTATGTGCATCCAAATATCCAAAAACAAATTAAAGAATACATTTCTCAAAAAGGATTTACATATTCTGGTATTTATAAAACTTTATTTTATTGGTTTGATATATGTAATAATAAAAATGCGTATTTAAATAATCCAACTATTGCTATTGTGCCTTATATTTATCCACAAGCAAGAGATTATTATTATAGATTATATCAAGCAAAAGAATTAAATAAAAATAAAAATATAGAAAAGCCAAAAGAAATTGTTGTAACAATACGTTCACCAGAACGAGAACCTCTGCGTAAACGTAATTTATTTACATTTTTAGATGAAGAGGTGGAACAATGACTTATAAAGAGTTTAATAGTTGGTGTAATAAGCGTGCAGCAGATGGTTGTTGGCCTTTATCTATAGCATTAACATGTTGTGAAGAATGCTCTGCAGTAATGAAATTGCCATTTTTTAAAAAACACAAAAAGCTAAAAGAAGATATTCCAGAAGTTTACCAAGATATAGTAAATTTTATTAATGAACACTATAGCTTGATGGAGGTGGATATAAATGGCAAGTAAATATGTTGATGTAACAAGTATAATGCAAGTAATTGGTTGTGTTTATAATACACCACAATTATTAGATTATACTGATAAATATAGTATTACAGATGAAGATTTTCCAGATGAATTTCATAGAATTGTTTTTGGAGCTATTTATAAAATTTATGAGCTTGGTGCAGAAAAAATTACTCTTGAAAATATTGCAGACTTTTTAAGTAGTCGTCCAAAAGCAGAAGCAGTTTTTAAAAATTATAAGGGAAATGAATGGTTACTGAAAGTTTCTGAATCAGCTATTTCAGATGCATTTGATTATTATTATAGTAGATTAAAAAAAATGTCTTTACTTAGAGCATATGATAATTATGGCATAAATGTTGAAGATATTTATGATCCAGATAATATTCTTGATGTAAAGAAAAAACAATTACAAGAAGAATGGCTTGATAATTCAACTCTTGAAGACATTGCAAATAAAGTAGATACAAAAATAGACATGATTCGTTCTACATATGTTAATGATCAATTTGGAGAAGCATTTCAAGCTGGAGATGGAATTTTTGAATTAATCGAAAAACTTAAAGAATATCCAGAAGTAGGAGTACCACTTTATGGTCCACTTATTAACACAGTCACAAAAGGCGCAAGATTAAAGAAGTTTTATTTGCGGTCAGCCCCTACTGGAATCGGCAAGTCTCGTTCAATGATTGCAGATGCGTGTTATATTGCATGTAATCGAATTTATGATGAAATTTTTGGTTGGATTAAAAATGGTACATGCGAACCTACATTATATATAACCACTGAGCAGGAAAAAGAAGAGATTCAGACAATGATGTTGGCTTTTCTTTCAAATGTAAATGAGGAACATATTATTGATGGAAAATATCAAGGAGACGAAGAGGAAAGGGTACTGGAAGCTGCGAAGATGCTCCAAGATGCCCCGCTCTATATTGAGGAGTTACCTGACTTCTCGTTACAAGACATCGAAGATAAAATTAAGAAGAATATCCGTGATCATGACGTTAAATATGTCTTCCATGACTATATTCATACTTCCCTCAAAATCCTTGAAGAAATTACTCGGAGAAGCGGAGGTATTAAGCTTAGAGAGGATAATGTTTTGTTCATGCTCTCCATTCGTCTTAAAGATTTATGTAATAAGTACGGAATCTTTATTATGTCCGCAACTCAGTTGAATTCTGATTATCAAGTTTCAACAACACCTGATCAAAATTTGTTAAGAGGTGCTAAATCAATCGCAGATAAAATTGATTTTGGTTCAATTCTTTTGGGAGTAACACAAGAAGATATTGAAGCATTACAGCCAATATTATCAGCAAATACATTTGATACTCCTAATTTAAAATTATCTATTTATAAGAATAGACGAGGAAGATGGAAAGGAGTATTATTATGGTGTAAGGCTGATTTAGGATGTTGTAGAGTTAAACCAATGTTTTGCACATCATATCAATATGAAATTCAAACAATAGAAGATTTAAAAATTTTAACGGAAGAACCAAGCGCGTTCGAGGAGGATTAATATGCCAAAGAAAAAGATTCAAAGAGAACAAGAAATAGAGTTTTGCGATCAGAAAGAGACTATTG